ATCGTACCCGTATAATTACCCGAGGTATCTTTAAAAGTTTGAGCCGTTCCGCTAGCCGCCGCGTTTGTTTTGTTGGCTACAAAACTATAAGCCCCTAAACTTTTACGTTGAAATACTGTAGTATCGGTTATGTTTAATTTTAACGCAACGTCGGCACTATCCGCAAGGGTGTGGGTCTTGTCTTGAAAAGTATAAACCCTATTAGCTGAGTTTAACGAGGTTTTTAATGTAGTGTAAAATTTACTATCATTTTTCCATTTTATATCGCCGTCAGAGTTAGCAAATAAAACACTACTACTTCCCGTTGCTGACGCGTCAGCGCTTTGGTGTTTAAAGTCTATGTGACCGTTTCCCGCCGTCCCGTTTATTTTTACCGCTTTTGCGTTAAGGCTAAAAGTGTCTAAATCTACGTCAGCCGTTGCGCCCGTGTATGGTACATACCCACTAGCCGAAGGTATCGCCGCCGCTTTTATCTTACCCGTTGTGGCTGAAATAACCGCCATACTATCCGACGTCCCCGCTATCTTAGGTAAAAACAAATTGGTACTATCAAATTTTAAATAGTTACCGTCCGCTCCCGTACCAAAATAAGCATACTTTACGCCTTTATTCCAAAATTGAAAACCTTTACTAGAGTCCGCTACTCCCGTTGTACCACTACCTACATTTAATTTCATCCCGTTAAAGTTTCCGTAAATAGTCGCCCTATTGGCGTCTAGGTCTAACGCGTATTCCTCGCCTATTGCCCCTTTAGAGCCTATAGCTAAAGTTTTACTAAAGTATCTCAAAGCGCTAGAATCGCTTGTTAAAAGGCTACTACCATTTGCGTAAGGTATCGTAGTAGGCGCAAAGGTTTGAGCCGTAGCCGTGCTGTCTTTTATTTTATATTCATTTGAGCCTATTTGAAAATAAATACTATCCTTACCCGCTTTACGATAAATATTGTTAACCCATTTGTTAGCGGTGTCTATTGTACTCCCTCCATTTCTTACGTTTCTTAACGTTGCTAAAGTATCGGTAGCTTGCGTTGATAAAGATACTATAGGTAATTTACAATTATAATTTGTACTAAATGTATCCACTTGTAAATAATAATTAGAATTACCATTCGCGCGATAAAAACTAATTTCATTTGGGTAAAAGTTAGATGATATAATATCCGTATTTAAAGGATAAGTAGGATTTAAACTTACGCCAAAAGTGTTAGCCGCCATATAAGAGCTAGACTGTAAACTAGCGCTACTTAAATATATACTTGGTTGGTCGGCATATATACTTAAATCAATTTTAGAGCCGCTATTATCACTACCTCTCATAAGTATTTGGCTACTTCTTTCTCCGCCCGAAAATATCCCTTTATTATCAACGCTAAAATCTATATACGAACTATCCGTATTGTCGGGGCTGTAATCAACTATATGTAATTTTTTATAATTACCCAAATAATCTAATTCGGAGTATAATCTTAACGTATTAGTTGTAGTAGCGTTAACGTCCGTTACTTGTTGTAAATTTGGAGTCGTCCCACTACCTCCCGCAACCGCTCGCCACGTACCCTTATACTTTACGTATATAGTAGAGTCTTGAGGTCTTAAAACTATTTGCGAACTATCCGCGGGGTTACTAGAAAATACAGTATCTCGGGTAGGTATTCCCAAGCCCTTGGCGAAACGTTGGTTACCGTTTATTATCGTCCATTGTGCCGACGCGCTAAAACTAATTAATACTAAAATCGCTAAAAAAACTTTTTTCATTATGTTATTATCATTTGAGTTACTAAAATAAATAATTTTTCGTCCTTATAAATTGGCTCGGTCAAAGTCAAAGTATAAGTCGTTTTACTCCACCCGTACTCAGAAGTCCCGAGGGGTTGTATATTTTTTTCTATTTGTAAAATATCCTTGTTAGCTAAACTAGGAATAGTTATAGTAGTTTCGCCTCCTACTGAATTACTTATATACTCGTAGGCTGTTGTTTTTTGGTACATACTTGTAGCTGTTGGCGGAGGCGTATTGTTGGGCGGTGTCGTTATGATATTGCCCGAGCCTCCAATAGTTATAAAATATGAATTCCCGTTATCGCCGTAAGCGGTAGCGTATCTAATATTGTTTAATGTTGTTGTCTTGTTAATTGACGCGTCTATTATTAGCGTTTCGTCATAGGTAAATTTTTGCCCCGTGTACGGTACTTGGTCGGGATTTTCTACGTTACTATCTACTAACAATTTAGTAAAATAATCTAGCGAGCCGTATGTATTTAAACACACGTCTAACAAACTTTGTCCCTCTATAGCTGTATATTCCATAGTTATTGTATTTCGGCGTTAGGGTTTATAGTTAATTGTCCCGATACGTCTAACATAACTACGGGCGCCTTGCTTATATATCCGTCAGCTAGTAAATTTATTCTCACGTTCCGATTAATATCTTGCACGTTAGCGGGGCTTTTAATATATCGCATTATTCCTACTCCGTCTAAGGGGTTTTCCTTCCACCACCCCGCAAAAGCATTAATAGTGTCTACTACGTGTTGAGTGTCACTTTCAGCTATAACAAAGTCGCCGTATTGTATTACGAGGTCGTTATTGTTTAGTCCTATATCGTATCTAATAGCCATTACTGAGTAATTTTTGTATTTTCTATATCCGCTTGTTGTGTTGGCGTTAATTGACTACCCGACCACGTAGCCGCTACCGTTTTTAACGCCGCCCCACCGTCGCCGCTTATTGGCGCCCAACTGTTAAAAGCCGTTTTTAAAATATTAATATCGTTTTCTAAGTTGTTTAACTTAGTCGTCAACTCTATTACTTTTACCATACCGCCCAAAACCCCGTCGTCAAATTGTACCAAATCCGCACTAAAATAAATCTTTTCTACCTCTGAGTATTGAACTATAAACGGAGTTGTATACTTTGAGTAAATTACTTTAACCTCGCTATCTACTCTAGGTACTATTAAAATACCGTCGCTTATTACGGTTTGTAATTCTACGTTATTTAAAGTAGTAGAGGCGTTACCGCTAATAGTTTCTACGCTACAAAGTCCTTTAATTTCGTCAACGCTAATAACGTTAGCCGTAACTAAAAAAACGGTGTCTTGATTAAAAGTACCCGTTAATTTTTGTACCGCGGTTACTATACTTCTATCGTAGGTTACGTTCATTAATTTATTTTATAATCTAGTACTATCTCTTGTCTATGTCCGTCCTTACCGCCGCTGTAATTTACGCCCTTTACTTTATATTTCCCGTTACGCTCGGGTAAAATAGGGTCTTTTAAAATTACATTGTCGCCCATTTTTACGTAAGGCGTCCCGAACGTAATAAACTTACCTTTAAAACCCGTATAATAGAACTTTTTTAACTCGTCTACGCCCTTATTAAATAACTCCGTTTCGCTTTGTATATCCCAAAAATACAACGTTCTACGCTCGCCCTCTACATTTGTGGGGTAATCTTTGCCCTTTTCTTTTTTTTGGTACTTAAACTCTTTTAATTTTTTATCCCAATATACTAAAATCTCTACGCGCTCTTGTTTGGTTTTAGTTTTGCCCGTTTTGGTCGTTGTAGCTACTTCGTTTTTATTTACTGAGTAACAAACCGCGCTTAATATTAAATCGTCCTTTCTTTTATACTGTAGGTCGTCGCTAATTATATTTTGTTGAAATATAAAAGTACTCTCTACTATATCTTTATCTATATATACCTTAGCCCCGCAACGTATCTCATTACCTTTAAAATAAGCCTCTAAATGGTAGTCTTTTCTAACCCTCTCTATAACTTGCGCTACGGTTTCGTTTTGTGTTGAAAACTCGCCTATTTTAGTACTTGTTAAAGCGTTTACAGTAAAGCCCGTACCCGTCAATAAATCGAGTAAAATATCCTCCCACGGCTTACTAGCGGGGTAGGTTTTGTTAGGCGCGGGTAATTGCTTTAAGATATACATATTATCCTCAGCTTTAAACTCTATAGGCATTTTTGAGGAAATCTCTGTAATATAGCCGTTAAATATTGGAGTCTTGGGTAACTCTTTAAACTCATTACCTAGCTTATCGTAATACCAATACCCAAAGTTTATAGTAATCTTATCGCCCTTTAAAAATAAAGGACTTGGCGAGTCAAAGCCTCCCGCGTTTTTATCTAGTAAACTTAATAGTTTGTCGGTTTCGTCCTTTACGTAAATATTTTTAGGAAATTTTATAGTAGCTTGATTAGTAAAATCTACCCACGTGTCGGTAGCTGAAAACTCGTTAACAAAGTCAAAAAAAAACTTTTTTGTACGTGCTACGCCTTTATCCGTTTCGCCTTGCTGACTTATATATATTTCCGTAATACATCTAAGCATTATTAACTATTTTTAACTCTACGGGTAAATCTGAAATTGCATTAATAGAAAAGGTTTGATAAGAGTAACCGCCCATAATTTGCGGTAAGTCAAACGACTCTACTACCATATTATCAATACCTATGTTTTGTAAAAATGTACTCGTTATCCCTTTTGATACGGGAGCCGAACGCCACAAATTTAATTGCCCTACCTCAAAGGCGGGATAGTGTCCGTTCGTACCGCTTATAATACCTTGTATAGTTATTTTAGCGTCGTCCTCGCCTATGTATTCTTTTACCGTACCGTTGCGGCCTTGTATCTCAGTCTTTACAATTCTAGACGCAAAATTAACCGTAAGCAATACGCACGCCATTTTAATAGTCGGGTACTCTATAACCTTGCCCGTAATATTGTCGGTATACTTACCGCCGTTTAATGTAATATCGGCGTAGACGGGAGTACCTAACATATTACCTAAGTACTCACGCGCCGAGGTTTTCAATGGGGAGTCGGGAGCCACAAAGCCCGCCGATAATTTACTTTTATTATCGTTGTACTCGTTTCTACGAGTGTCGGGGATTTGTACCGACCTTATACCAAAAGCGCGAGCCAAAGCCCCCGCCGTGGCTACGATAGGTATAACGTTATTTATTTTATATTCGCTCATATTATATTCCCGCTACTACTTGACTATCATTTACAGCACTTAAAAGGGTTTCCGCTACTTTCTCTCTTATCTTACTTGCGCCCTCGCCTATGTTAGTCGTTTGTACTTTAAATTCCTCAATTAATTTACCTATTGAAATATTTATAGTTACTGATTTAGTACCCGTTGCGCCTTTTGGTGAAGTGTCTTTTTTAGCCGCCTCCGCGCCCGCGGGTTTAATATCGTATATTTTCTTTTCTTTTGGCTTTGCCTTTTCCTCGGCTTTCTTTTTAGCGTCCTCAGCCATAACCCCGTCGTAACCCTCCTTATAAGCGGTAGCCATACGCTTACCCGCGTCGCCCATAGCGTTAGCCGCTTGAGCGTAACCCTCTTTAATTTCGCTAGGATTTAATGTAAAAACTCCGTGTACTACTTTCCAAATTCCACTAAACACGTCCATAACTATACTACCAAACTCTTTTAATACGCCCCATAGCCCCATAACTGTAGCCCTAAAGCCTACGCATTTTTCCCAAGCGTAAACAATACCCGCAACCAAAGCCGCTAAAGATACTATAACTAAACCTATAGGGTTTAAAGATAAAGCCGCCTTTAAAAGCCATTGGGCGGCTGTCATAGCGCCCGTAGCAATAGTAGCCGTATTCATAGCAACCCAATAAACCCCATACGCCGCCGCCCCTATTCCTAAAGTAATCGCAAACGCTTTGACTACGTCGCTATTTTCTTTCATCCAACCTAAAGCCGATTTTATCCCCGTAGCCACAAACTTAACCGCGTTACCTATATACATTAACGCGGGCGCTAAAACTTGCTGTAAAGTAATAGCCGCCTCGCCCATTGCCATTTTCATACTACCCATAGCTTTATTATACTTAAATAACGGGTCGGCTGCCGCCGCAGCCTCGGCACTACCTCCAAACTCTACATTTAACTCTTTTAATATTAACGCTTGCGCCTTTGCCGTTTGTCCCGTATCTACTAGACTTTTAATAACTTCTTTTTGGCTTTCGCTGAAATTAACCCCTACTCTTTTTAACGCTGTAATACCGTGTATAGGGTCTTGTAGGGCTTTGCCAATTTGTACCGTAGTCCCTTTAACATCGCTACCCATACGAGTAGCCATATTAAAAATAGCCGTACTCGCGCTCTCAAAAGTATCTTTAGTAACACTTGGGAACGTCAATAATACGCTTTGCATATCCGTAATCTCGGAGCGAGAATATTTTATTTTGCTAGAAAAACTTTTTGCCATTTCTTCAAGGTTTTCGTAAGATAACCCCGCAGCGTGTCCCGTAGATTCTAAACCCGCTTTTACTTGCGCCTCGGCCTCGTGTAATTTATGTACCGCCTCTACTCCCTCGTGTATTAATTCTAACCCTTTAAACGCGGCAAACCCAATACCTAACATTCCTAAGCCGCTTTTAAGCCCCGAAAACATACCTTTCGCCTTTTCTCCCATACCCGTAACTTTGGCCTCTAATTTTGTCGCTTGTAACTCCGCCTCTTTTAAATGAGGCGTTAACATATCTTTGAGGGTAAGGGTATAATTTACGTTAGTATTCATAGTTTTACGTCCATTGGTTAGTCTTTTTTAAAGCAAACTGTAATCGCCCAATATATAACGCTAGCTTGTCGTCGTCTAACGTATCGGGGTCTACTTTAAAATAGAATTGTATTAATGCCTCCCATTGGGTCAAGTCGTCGCAATGTTCCTCTATCCAACTTTCAGCTATTTTTTTTTAACTTGGTTTATGGCCATACTTATAAGATTATAAGCCTCCATAGTCGCGCCTAAATAATACATATCATTTTCGGGCTTTTCTTCATATATCCTAGCGTCGCTTTCGTCTTTTATTAAATACGCGTCTAAAACCTCAGCGGCGGCGGTAGCGGGGCTTGTTAAGCCTTTATCCATTACTCGTAATTTTACAAATCTTGGAGGCTCTTTAATAAACCCTATTACTTGCTCGTTGCCGTCGGCTAAAAATACTAACGGATGAACTCGGCAACCCTCACGAGCGCTTAATTCATCCGCTTTTAATAAAATTTCATCGTTTGTCATAAAAAGATTTTACAACAAATATAAACATTTTACCCGTTACTTCTATCAATCGCGCCAATAATTAAAGGTACTGTTACCATTAATTTTGTATCGCCTTGGTTAGCTGTAAAATTATCCTCCATAAATTCCACAGAGCGTAAAACGTCTTTATTTACTAGGATACCACGACCCGTGTAGTTTATTTGAATATCAAACGGAGCGATTAATAAAGGGTCGGTTTGAGGCGCCGCCGCTATTATTCTTTTCCACTCGTCTAAATAAATCTCTATACTACCTTCGTACTCGTAGTTACCATAACCACGGCTAACGGGTTGTGAGCCGAAACCATAGTTATTTTCCTTTTTTTGTTTTCTCTTGTATTCTATTTTAGTAATTCCTACAACGGGTACGCCAAATAATGTTAGCGATATGTTAGCCCAACTGTAGTTAATACCATTAATTAAAGGTGTCGGCATATTTATTAAATTGCTAGGGCAAAGCCTATGTTAACAATAATGTTTCTAGCTACTCCAATAGGTACTAACTTAATAGATACTACTAAAGTACTTGTACTTAAAACGTTTTGGCTTGGGTCTATTAAAACTTGAAACGCGCTTAACTCAGTTTGTCTTACCATTTCGTCCAAATTTACGCCCGCTTGACTTGTAAAATAAGATACCGTAGTATCTTGTAACGTTCCGTCAGCGTTCAAAACCAATGGACTATTAAGGTTAGGCAATAAGCTAGCGTAAACGCCTCTAATAGCTTTGTCTATCGTTCTATTATTCTCTATATACGCGTAGTCGCTTTGTACTGTTACCGCACAATGAGAGTCGTTAAAATAACTACCCGCGATACCTACGTATTTAATTAAGAAAATATAACGGTAGTTATCTAGTGTATTTAATTGACTTTGTGAGGTCGTTTTAACATTTTGTCCGTTAGCAAAATTAATTGTATCTAATTCGCTACCGCTACTCATATTGAATTTAGAAATCCACGCTATATCGTCGCTTACTTTTGCAAAAGCCACAGCCCCAAGGGTTGCACCTAAACACGTAATACTTTTAGATTGAGTAACAAAAAGATAGTTACCTTGTCCCGCGCCGTCTTGACCGATAACCGCGCTAACGTTTGGCGCTGTCATAGTAGCCAAATTATCTAAAGTAGTTAAATCCATTGTACCGATAATATCGCCCGCGTAAATAGCGCTCAATGGTTTGTGAACACTAGCTAAATAAGTACATTGACTTTGTATAGCTG